AATTCAAATACAGATTTAAAATAACCCTTGACAACCTCAATCTAATATTCTATACTTTCAAAACAAATTAAATAAAAAGATTATGAACTTCTTAGACGCATTACAAACAGAGGACACATTTACTGAAAATGGTATGGTTACAAATTCATCAACTCTTAACGAGTGTGTGAATTTATTCTTCACCATTGGAGCAATGAGAGGACAAGACAAACAAAGATTGTTGAGTAATTTCTCAAAGGCATTTAATGAAAATCCATTGACTGCGATGCGTATTCTATTTTGGTCAAGAGATGTTCGTGGAGGTGCTGGTGAAAGACAAATATTCCGTGATATAATCCAATTCTTAGCAGAAACGGATTCAGAAGTATTGGCAAAGAACATTAAGTTCATCCCAGAATTCGGTCGTTGGGACGATTTAACTGTCCTATTCAACACCAAAGTGAATAACGATGCGATGGCGACAATAATCCAGGGATTAGAATCCCGTAATGGATTGTGTGCAAAGTGGATGCCAAGAAAAGGGGTTATATTTAACTCCATCAGAAAGGCTATGGGTCTGACACCAAAATCTTTACGTAAAATGTTGGTTGAACTTTCCAACACCGTAGAACAAAAGATGTGTGCAAATGAGTGGTCAAATATTGAATACTCTAAACTACCATCTTTATCTATGGGAAGATATTCAAAAGCGTTTCCAAAACACGATAGTCTTGGGTTTGGTCAATATATTCTCGCCCTTAAAAATGGTGAGACTAAGGTAAATGCAAGTGCAGTTTATCCTTATGATGTTGTCAAAACCTTGAACTTAGGTAATAGAGAATTAGCTATTGAACAATGGAAAGCTCTTCCAAATTTTATGGAAGGATGTACCGAAAGAATACTACCTGTTGTGGATGTTTCAGGATCTATGATTAGCAGTGTTGGTGGAAACGCCAATGTTACTTGTATGGATGTTGCAATATCATTGGGATTGTATATTTCTGAGAGAAATGAGGGTGTATTCAAAGATAGTTTTATTACTTTCTCTGAAAAACCTGAACTACAAAAACTAAGTGGTGATTTGTATCAAAGATATACACAACTTAGTCGTTCTGATTGGGGTATGAGTACAAACCTTGAGAAAGTGTTTAGAGTAATCCTTGGTCAGGCAGTGAAACATAATGTCTCTGAGAATGAAATGCCAACGAAAATCCTTATCTTGTCTGATATGGAATTTAATCAAGCAACAAACCTACCTTTAACTGCAATGCAGATGATTCGTAGGGAGTACGAACAACACGGATACACTTTACCTAGTATCGTTTATTGGAATATTCAATCAAGAAATAAGAACTTCCCAGTTCGTTTCGATGAAAAGGGAACATCATTGATTTCTGGTTTGAGTCCTGCAATAATGAAATCAGTTTTGGTAGGAAATATTGATTCACCAGAATCAATTATGAATATCACGATTGACTCAGATAGATACAAGATGTTAGTAATCTAACAATATGGAAAAATTGGTTTATAAGGAATGATTCCTGCAAATCTAACTACAATCAATAACTAGAATCGAGATGGTTAAACTCACTTCTCCCACCAAGGAGATAAATTTTTAACCAAAACCCATTCTGAAACCAATTTTTCCTATTTTTTTCTTGACTTAATGAAACTTTTTATCTAATTTTACGTTATATATTGTACAAGGGATAGTTCCAGCAAATTAAAAATCAAATTATAGGAATTTTGAAAAACCTATCCTGACATTTTACTGGTTATAAAGAATGAGTTCAGCAAACTAAAACAAATCCAAATTGTAAAAAAAATCATTCTGAACCAAACTTTTTAATAAATTACAAATACTTATAAACAAATACAAATAATGAAACGCTCAAATAAACATAATGTAATATCAATTCAACCGCAATTTAGCAATTGCTGGATTGGTAATATCTATGGTTTGGGTATAGTAAGTTAATTTTACATTTTATTATTTTTCATAATAAAAACCCTGAACCGAAAAAGTTCAGGGTTTTTTTTGTTCATTGACATCGTTGGTAAAAATATAATCCCCCTTGGTATAAAGGTTGATTACATCAGATTTTGATTCTGAAAATGGTGGTTCAATTCCATCAGGGGGAACAAAAAAAAATATCAAATCTTGGAACTAATAGGATGTGATATTGGTTTTAATAAAAGAGTAAGGAAAGGTCGTAGGTAGCACTGTCCACAGCCAGCCTTAAACGTGGTGGATACTTACTCTAAATTTTTATGGTGATGTTGCCAAGTTGGTCAAGGCGAACGACTGAAGTGGTGGTGACCCACACGATTCATATGGTGAAGAAATTTTTGATGGTATTAAAATAATTCTTAATAAATAAAATCTAATGTTATGTTGATGTTTTATTCAATTTTTTTCCTTATCATTGCCTTGGTATTATTGATAATCTGGGTAACCAAAAGAAGTTCTGATTTATTATTGATTTCAATCGTTTTCTTTTTGGTTGTTATGTTGGGTTTTATTTATACGTTTTTTGTTTAAATATATGTAGGTTCGAGTAGGTTTTTCCGTACTATCAATATATTTATATATAAAATAGATATATGAAAGAACTATACAAAGGACACTACCAAAATGTTTTAAGAGGTCAAAAATTAGCAACTGAAGCTGCTAAGTTGAAATCTGATAAGGTAAAAGAAGAGTATAATAAAACCCCTAATAAATGTACGAATTGTGGGAATGATTTGACTTATCCTCAAAGACATAACAAGTTTTGTTGTAGTTCTTGTGCCGCAAGTTTTAACAATAAAAATAGAGGTGGACATAAGGAAGAAACTAAGATTAAAATTTCAAAGAAACTTGAGGGGAGAACTTTAAGTCCTGAACATAAAGAGAAGTCCATTAAATCCCTTCAACGAGTGGTCAAACAAAGACACGATGAGGGTTATGAAAGATTCTTAAACAAAAAGACAGGAAAAAATTGTGTTATATGTAACACAGAAATTACTTACGAAAATAGATTTAGAAAAACTTGTTCAGATGAGTGTCAAATAAAAAGTAAAACAAACAGAAAATACTTGAATGGTAGTAGAAAAACAATAAACTACAATGGTATTATTTTGGAATCAAGTTGGGAATTAAAATTAGCAGAATGGTTGGATGAGTATAAGATTAAATGGATAAGACCAGAACCAATTAAATGGGTTTTAGATGGTAAAAACAAACTTTATTATCCTGACTTTTATCTACCAGATTTCAACTTGTATCTAGATCCAAAAAATCCATATTGTATGGATAAGGATAGGGTGAAAATGGAAATTGTATCAAAAGAAATTAATATTATTTTTGGCGATATTGATTATGTAATTACTAAATTAGGGGATGTGGTGTAACTCGGTTAGCATACTTCGTTTGGGACGAAGAGGAGGCGTTCAAATCGCACATCCCCAACACAATAGGTTTTATAGCTCAATTGGTTAGAGCTTTCCGCTCATAACGGAGGGGTTCCAGGTTCGAGTCCTGGTAGAACCACAAAAAAATATTCAACACTTGAAACTTTTTATTCTTTGGTGTGGTTTATATAATTGAAGTTTGAATCATAAAAAAATAACACTATGTACAGCACACAATTAATTTACACTAAAGAAGTTATTAAATATTTCAAAGATGGTGTTGAAGTTACACCAGAAACATATAATGAAAAATTGTTTTTTACTTTATATGGTGAAACTAAAGTTATAAAAACTGAAAAGATAGTGGAAGAATGGAAAGTGAAAACAAAAAAAGAGGTTAATTTAAAATTCAATAATTGGATTAACGAAAACAATGTGAGTATAAGTGATTACCACCTTGTTTATGTAAATAAATAAAGTTCTGTCACCCATACAATAATACGGCAAGTATACCCTCGTGCTGATACCACGTAGAAAGGTTAATTGGTTACATATAGGTTCGATTCCTATCTTGCCGACATAGATTAAAAGTCAATTGTTCGAATGTGATATATTTATATATAATAAAATATTACATAAAATGAAAAGTTGTGAAAATTGTAGTTTAGAACACGATGGTACATATGGTTCTGGTAGATTTTGTTGTTCAAAGTGTGCTAGAAGTTTCAGTACTAAAAATAAAAGAAATGAGATTAATCGAAAGGTTTCGAAATCACTTGCTGGCAGGGGACATGGAAAAATAAAATTAATTTGTGAAAATTGTAAAAATCAATTTGAAGTTAATTGGACTAAACGAAATCAAAAGACGTGTTCATTTAGTTGTAGTTCTTCACTTAAATGGGAAAACGAAGATTATAAAAGAAAGATGTCTATCATTAATTCAAATAATGCTTATGAAAGACATAAAAATGATGATAAAACTTTTGGTTGGAAAACTAGGAAAAAGTTAGAACCATCTTACCCCGAAAAGGTGGCTATGAGAGTTTTAGATTCTTTAAATATTCAATACGAATATGAAATGCCATTAGAAAGATATTATGTTGACTTTGCAATACACGATAGAAAAATTGCTATCGAAATAGATGGTAAACAACATGATAAGCCTGAACGAATCATAACTGATAAACTTAAAGATAAACTTTTGATTAAAAATGGGTGGGATTTTTCTTTTAAAATTTTCAACCGAAATGTTAATTAGAACGATGAACGGAACACTTACACATAACGGATGCAAATATAAAACGTTTATTAACGAAAACTTAAATTGAAAAACAGAATTTAAAATATAAACCAATAACAAATTTGGAACACTGAAATAAATGTTTTATATTTGTTGTTATAAGTATGTATTATTTTTTAACATAAAACTTAAATAGAATGGAAGAACTTAAAATTTGGCTTGAAGGTTTTATTAGCCATACTGAAAAGAAAATTGAAAATATGAAACGAGTTGTTCCAGATCATAGGAACATTAAAAGATTTGAAGGTGAAGTTAGTATGGCTAAGAAAAATCAAGACGTAAAATTTGCTGTTGACTTAAAAACAACTTACAGGAAGAAAAGCGGAGTTTCTAGTTTTACTTTGGGAAGTCACGGAAGTTATTTCAAAGAAAGGGACAAAAAGAAAAATATTCAGTTTCCCTACAATCAATATTTAGCACATTTTTGTTTGGGTGTAATTTACACAAGAACAGACTTGGCTGATGATGCTTCTGAAACAGAAATTTATCAAGTTCAAGAACTTCAAGAAGAATACGAAACGCCTAACCAAAAAGTAGGAGAAAGAGAAGTAGCAACCGTTAAAAATTTAAAATCAATTACATCAGTGATTAAAGATTTTGACTTTTTTGTCGCAGAGAAATGGAAAATTGCGAGTGACAAACAAGGTTTGGGAAATACTGCAAATATCGGTGCTACACTTAGCATTGACGATTTAAGAAGTGAAAATGGAATTTTTAGCCAACTAGGTGAAGAATGGTTTGATGAATATTGGATAAATCACGGTTCTGCAACAATGGTAAAAGATGGTAAGCCAACAAAAATTACCACTCTTAAAGACTTTTTAGAATTTAAAGGTAGGACAGACTTATGGGATAAGATAGTAAAGTGTTCAACTTTAAAAAAGGATGCCGAATGAAAGTAATTGTTCCACCAATAAAAAGTCAGGGCATAAAAACCAAGCTAGTTCCTTGGATTATGGAACTTGCACCAAAGGTTCAAGGTAAATGGATAGAACCATTTCTTGGAACTGGTGTAGTTGCGTTTAATTCGGGTTACAAAAAAGCGATTTTAAACGATACAAATCCTCATATTATCAATTTTTATAAAGGTATTCAGGCAAAAGAAATTACTGCACCTTTGATGAAACACTATCTTGAACAAGAAGGAGCGATTTTAAGTGAAGCCGACAATAATGGTTATGAGCATTATTTAAAAGTTCGTTCTCGTTTCAATGCTGGAGAATTTTCACCTTACGATTTTATTTTCCTTTCAAGAGCAGGATTTAATGGAATGATGAGATTTAACAACAAAGGTCATTGGAATATTCCATTCTGTAAAAAACCAGAACGTTTTGCTCAAGCATACGTGACAAAAATCACAAATCAAGTTGCAACGGTTTCTCAAATCATTCAAACTGAGCCTGACTGGACTTTTCACAACAAATCATTTGCTGACATAATACCTTTAGCTACTGAAAACGACATTATTTATTGCGACCCACCATATTACGGCAGACACGTTGACTATTTTAACGGTTGGACAGAACAAGACGAAGAAATTCTATTCAATTTATTAAGTGAAACAAAAGCAAAATTTATTCTTTCAACTTGGCATCATAACGACTGGCGACAAAATGAAATGATTGAAAAATTTTGGAGTAAATTTAATGTAGTCACAAAAGACCATTTTTATCATAATGGCGGTAGTATTGAAAATAGACGGACAGTTGTTGAAGCATTAGTCTGCAACTTTAATACAGACCATTTTGACCAACACAATCACGGTCAGAAAGAAAAAATAAAATTATATGACGAATGTAAAAATTGGTGAGTACCAGGTTGGTGATAAATTATATATTGATTATAGTGAAGATAATCCCAACAATCAGTACATTGAGATTAGATCCATAGTTGACATGGAGGTAGTTGTTTTTTTAGATGAAAAAAATAATTACAAAATGGAAACTATTCATTACTTTAATGTGTTATGTAGATGTAACTCTTTAAAACGAATACAATAACTCAATAAAAAC